GGCCGGTTACGCTATAGGCGGCCGTGCTGCCGCTTATGCGGGCTCAACCATGTTGGCTCTCCTCTAACTCATATATATATTTATAACCTAAAGTCCACCTTGTATTTGATCAAGTGGCGCCCTTTCCGGGTGATCATCCGTCCTCGTGCACGTGCTACGCCATAAGTAGTACCCCCTTAAAGACCCGGTTCGACCGGGCAAAAACCTTCCCCATGCTGAGAGGTTGTCAACCTTTACGATCAAAAAATGACAGTTATCGTGTTTGTGCCAAAAATACCACCAAATCATCCCAGGAGGACGCTGGGAAACGTGTGCCTAAGGCAGCAAAGCCGTCTACACAAAAGACGCAAAAGAGGGCTAGAAAGAAGTCCTGTGTCTCCCGAGTGCACGGAGACCAAAAAGCAGCGAGCGCCTCTGGGCAGAGTAGCGACTCAAGTGCTGAACTACGCGGTTTTGGCGACGTCTCCAGTTGGAGAAGTCTGATCAATCGCGGTGCAGGAGGGGGCAGGAGCAAGGTCGCACGGGACCCGCTTCCGCCTGTCGGCCAAGTGGCCGGTGCATCAAATCAGGATGAAGGCGAGGAAGAACCTCGCGACGCGCCCTTCATTGTGGCGGCTCATCCAAAAACTCGGACATTGCACGATTCTCCTCGTGCTACGTCAACGGACTATCTTTTTGATTTTATGGGGGCCCCTTTTTGTGGGCTTGTTGCTGTGTGCGGGGCTGCTGGATGCCCCGTGGACAAAAACGAGCTTATGGATTGGGCTTCTTCTGAACACAACGGGACGATACGGTGGGTGGCTGATTTTGCGAGGGTCAAGGGAGTTAATCTTTCTGTGACTGCGCAAGGCCATGCGCCTTTTGTTTTTGAATTTTCCCCTGCATACAAGTGGGTTAGGCTGCATTTACGTGATGAACATTATTTCACAATTTGCTCCAAGCTCAGTTCTATTGCACCGGTTGATTTTGAGATAACATTGTCACGTTATTTGGAGGATCGAGGAGACACTTGGTATGATATTCCGGCATGGATCGGCTACACGACTTCTGCAAAAGCTAGCGCTTGTTTGTCCTACACGGACAATGACGCTAGGCAGATTTCGGAGCGCAGGGACAAGCCGGAGTATCAGGACAAACTTCTTAATGTGGTTTTTAACAATAGGTGGAGGTTCACGCCATGGGGAATTCTGTTCCTTTTTGCGTTGCTTTCATTTTCGCACGGCTTGACTGTGGTAGTGTTTTTGTTTTTGACGTGGTATTGCCCCCTAGGCGAAACTGATAACTATGTTGTTTCAGTTACTAGGTTGGGCGAGAGCATCACGAAAATGCACGCTATCGCCGACACTGGTGGAGACACCAAGCTTGCTATTGCTAAAATCTACTCTGACTACCGAATAAATACTCCTGTCGTACACGATGGACATAACGTTTTAGCTGACACCGCCGCGGTGGCTCTATTCGTGTCTCGTGTTATCAAACGAGGGAAGTATGAACGAGGTCCGTCTGTGGCACATAACACTCCTAACGATCAAATGTACGCTGACAAGCTTGAGATCATCGCAAGAAACCAGGAGGCTGGTATTCGCGGTTTCGACTCTACTTGTAACTACGTCATGAAGAAACGTAAGTATGTGACCACGGAAGTCAAGAACAATGTCCAGGTGGCCGTGGCGCCGGTCGGACCCCCACTGTGCTGTGAGGGTCCTGCGGGTCCGGGGTTGATTTCAGTTACTGACAGTGTGGGCATCATTAGTGCCTTCGCTGTCAGGAGCATGTCAAAGGAAAAGAAGCCAAGTGGCTATAAGTGGGAACTTATCTTTAAGAGCGTTGACTATTTTAAGAGTTTCGTGGACTCGACTCCGGACCCAGGTCCAGAGCCAACCGTCCACGAGGCCTATAAGTCCGTAAATAAGGGTAAGAAATCGCTTGCAGCCATAGACGTGGACTTGGAGAAGTACGATAGTTATAATGAGGGGACTCTCAACAAAAATGAGTCTGTAAAAATAGCTAGGCATGGGTGCTTCAACAAGTTTGAGTCTAATGTGAAACGTGACGCTGAGAAGTCTTGCTACATGAAAGCGAGATTAATTATGACCATGTCTCTAATTATGGCTATCGAGTTGTCCCCTGTGGTAACACTTGTCCACGCTTTCAACAAGAGCGCGTTCCAAGAACACCAGGTTAAAGACTGTACTCCGCAACAGATGTTTGAAAAGGTTGAGTCCATCACGGGCTCACCTCACACTGTAACAGATTATAGTTCTTATGAGTCTTCAATTGATATTGACTACCGCCTAATTGAGCTTATGCTCCTTCTCGCTCTCTGCGTGAAGTTCAAATTTATCAACACTTACAAATCTATCATGAAACACTGTTTTTCTGGTAGGGTGTTGACGGCGGCGGGTCTCAAGTTGTGGATCACAACCAGGTGTAGTGGGGACTACATTACGTCCTTCGGGAACGGCGTATTAAGCTATGCGATAATGAAATTCTGTTCTGAAAAGAACGGTATCCGAGATTTCAGAGGTATTTTTGAAGGTGACGACGGGATTGTGGCTTCTAATGTGCCCAACTTGTCTGTTATCTCTGACCTCGGATTCAAATTTTCGTTGGCTTATAATGGCGTCAAACCCGGGGACTGCGATTTCCTTTCATCTCGGTTTATGGACGGGAAGAGATTCTTGAATGTTGCGAAGTACATCGTGACGTTCATGTGGGTCCGCACCCCGGCTCTGCTCAAGATGAGCAAGGTACTGTATATATGGAGGTGCATGGGCGCCTCCCTGTACTATCTGAGCCCGGGTCACCCTATCCTCACTGCGCTTGTCAATTTTATTGGTAAGTTTACAGCGGGGGTCAATTCCTTCAAGGGCTACGAGAAATTTATCGACAAGTACAAATTTGTTGGTTATGATTCCACGTATCCCAGGGACGTCGTTGTTGACGAGAGTATGAGGCAAGTGGTTGCAGACGGGAGCGCTCAGTTCGTTCCTATCTCAATTGAAACCCAACTACTTCTTGAAGAGTCAATCAGCAACGGCGTATTCCATTACGGTGACACATTCAGTAATGACGAAGGCTTCTGCGATTACGTGGACTCCTTCCGAATTGAACACACCAACCACAACTACGTGTCCATCTTGGACGCACTGAAGGAGGCGTAAGCTTCCACATCGATTGAAAACCTGTCTTTTTTGTGTTTTATATAAATACAAGCGGTGGCATTCAAATTTGAGTAACCAATCTCAACCGC